ATGAGTTTTTCTTATGACAACTTGAAGCTGGATAAGGGGATGTATCAAGAGGCGGGGCGGAGCTTTACCCAAGTGCTGGAGCGGCAAGACCCCAGTGAGCAGTATAAGGGCACCAGCTTGGAGGGGCTGGACGCGTTTCAGCGGCAGTTGAAGCGATTTGACATTAAGGTGAAGGGCGCGGGCAGCGACGTGGTGGAAAAATTCTTCCGCACGGCGGATTCCGCGGTGCTGTTCCCGGAGTACATCGCCCGGTCGGTGCGTCAGGGCATGGAGGAGGGGGACATTCTGCCCCGTATCACTGCCGCTGTGACCAAATTTGACGGCATGGACTACCGCTCCATTACCGCAGAGGCGGGGGGCGAGGAAAAAGAGCTGCGCCAAGTGGACGAGGGCGCGGCTATCCCCAGTACGACCATCAAGGTGCAGACCAATTTGGTCAAGCTGCGCAAGCGGGGGAGAATGCTGGTGGCCTCTTATGAGGCGGTGCGCTATCAGAAGCTGGATCTGTTTTCCGTGACGCTGCGGCAGATCGGCGCGCACATTGCCAGAGGCCATTTGGAGGACGCGGTGGACGTGCTGATGTATGGCGACGGCAATGACAACGCGGCCGAATTGGACAACGTGCAGACCAAGGGGACGCTGACTTATGACGATTTGGTGGAGTTCTGGGCGAAATTTGACCCCTATGAGATGAATGCGCTGCTGGTGTCCGGCGACGTGATGGTGAAGATGCTCAAGCTGCCGGAGTTCCAGAACCCGCTGACGGGGCTGAATTTTCAGGGCACCGGTAAGCTGACGACACCGCTGGGCGCGGAGCTGCTGAGAAGCTCGGTGCTGCCCGCCGGGACGGCCATTGGGCTGGACAAGCGGTTCGCGCTGGAGATGGTGCAGGGCAGCGACGTGATGGTGGAGTATGACAAACTCATTGACCGACAGCTGGAGCGGGCGGCCATTACCACCATCAGCGGGTTTGCCAAGGTGTTCCAAGCGGCGTCCCGGGTGCTTGAGGTTTGATATGACAGAGGAAATTTTGACGCTGTGCAAGGCCATGGGTGCCGGTGAGGACAAGGAGGAGCTGCTGGGGCTGCTTGTCCAAGCGGCGGAGCGGACGTGGAGCGGTCGGCTGAGAAGGGGGGTGACCCCCGCCGACTGCGGCGCGGCATTTCCTCTGGCGGTGGCGATGACGGCGGTGGATGAACTGGAACAGGCCACCGGCGGCGGACAGGTGTCGGAGTTTACGGCGGGGGACGTGACCGTGCGGAAAGTGGCGGGGGATGCCTCCCTTCGGATGCAGGCGGCGCGGCTGCTGGCTCCCTGGCTGGGGGATACCGGGTTCGCCTTTACGGGGGTGGACGGATGATGGCGCGGGAGTGGCAGGCCATTTTGGCGCGCCATGGACAGCGGGTCACGGTCTTCCAAGACGGGCAGGAGGACGGAACGGCGGTGCGGGCCTTCCTCCAGCCGGTGCGGGAGAAGAACACGGAACAGGAGGTGCCCTCCCCCTTGGGAATGCGGCGGGACGACCGATTTTTGTACTTAGGGCCGGTGGAGGTGCCGCTGGAGGCACGGAAAAGCCGGGTAGTTTTGGACGGACAGAACTATCAGGTGCAAATGGCGCATCTGGTGGGGAACAGCCACTGGTGGGGCATTTTGCGACCGGAGGAGGAGACATGACGGCGGGACTGGAAGAGATCCGGGAGCGGATGGCCGAACACTTGAAACGGTTTGGCGTGGAGGCCGTGACGGCGTGGCCCGGTCAGGAACGGAAGAAATGGACGTGCCCAGTGGTGGTGGTCTCCCTCCGGGGATGTCAGGGGGAGCCGTCCGGCTTTCAGGATTATTTGGGGGAACAGTATGACGAAAGCTCCGGGCTGTGGTTGGAGCGGTACGGGCGAAAGGCCACGGTGACGCTGGGGCTGGATCTGTACGCTCCGGCGGAGGGAGCGGGGCAGGAGGTGCAGGCGTGTTTTGACGCGCTGGCCGGTGCTTTGACCCAAGAGGAGCCGGAGGGACTGGACATCCAAGAGTTTTCTTGCGGCGAGACGGCGTATGACCAGAGCGAGCGGCTGCTGAAGCGGTCGGCGCAGGTGGTGTGCCGCGCCTATTTGTGCGCTACGGTGCGGGATGGGGAAGAATTTGCGGAATTTGAACTGCGGGGAGGATTAAAACAATGAGCGTAACAGTACATCAGCGTCCGGGGGTCTACTCCTCCTACGACGCGTCGACGGTGGTCAGCGGAAGCGGCAGCGGCGAATTGGTGGGTCTGGTGGCTGTGAATACGGTGGCCAAGGCGGGAGTTGCCCAGACCATTACCAGCTATGAGAAAGCGGTGACCGCCTTTGGCTCCAGCGGAGGACAGGACATGGCGGAACTGATTCGGGTGGCGTTGAAAAACGGAGCCGCCGGAGTGGTGGCCGTGCCGGTGGCCAGCGCGGCGGACTATGAGGCAGGATTTGAAATTTTGGCGGGGCTGGAAAATGTGGCTCTGATCATTTGCGACAGCACGGACAAGGCGGTGCAGCAGAAGCTGAGAGACAGCGTGGTGAGTGCCTCCCAGGCCAGACGGGAACGGCTGGCTGTGGTGGCCGGCGGGAAAGAGGAGACGGTGGACGAGCTGATCTCCCGCGCACAGGGACTCAACTGTGAGCGGGTGGTATTGGTGGCTCCCGGCGGCGTGGACAGCGTGGGGGAGAATTGCTCCGGTTTGTCTGTGGCGGCAGCGGTGGCGGGCACTATCGCCGGGGAGAGCGACCCCGCGGTGCCTTTGGGCGGCGCGGAACTGAGCGGCCTGTCTGGTCTGGCGGAGCGGTATGAGGACAACGACTTGGACTTGCTGATCTTAGGCGGCGTGACCCCGGTGGAGAGCGTGGGCGGCGTGGTCAGCGTGGTCAGGGGCGTGACGACCAAGACCACTACCGACGGGGAGGCGGACAGCACCTGGCGGGATCTGAACACCATCCGCATTGTGGACAACGTGATTCCCGCCTTGCGCAGCGCGCTGCGGACAAAATTCAGACGGGCGAAAAATACCCAGCGGGGACGCAGTGCCGTTCGGGCACAGGTGGTGCTGGAACTGGAAAACAAGGTGGCGCGGGAGATCATCACCGGGTATGAGGACGTGGCGGTGACGGCGGACAGCGAAGACCCCACCCGGTGCTTGGTGGAGTTCTCCTTTACCGTGGCTCACGGACTGAACCAGATCTGGTTGAACGCACATATTACGGTGTAAGAAGAGGTTGCCCTCTCAGTCCCGCTGCGCGGGACAGCTCCCCCGAAGGGGGAGCCAAGGGGGAACGACGGGGGATGGGGGATTCGTAGGGCAAGGGTTCTACCCTTGCCGAACCTCCGCGCACGGAAAAGGCAAGGGCAGAGCCCTTGCCCTACGGGGTGAAGCGGCCACGGAAGAGGACAGAGGACTGGGGTGTGTTGCTCCCCCGGAACCACCTCTCTGTCCCTGCGGGGACATCTCCCCTTTCAGGGGAGACCAGGGGAGTCCGCTGCGGCGGGGTTGCCCTCTCAGTCCCGCTACGCGGGACAGCTCCCCCGAAGGGGGAGCCAAGGCCGCTGCGGCGGGTTGCCCTCTCAGTCCCGCTGCGCGGGACAGCTCCCCCGAAGGGGGAGCCAAGGCCGCTGCGGCGGGGTTGCCCTCTCAGTCCCGCTGCGCGGGACAGCTCCCCCGAAGGGGGAGCCAAGGGGGAACGACGGGGGACGGGGGATTCGTAGGGCAAGGGTTCTACCCTTGCCGAACCTCCGCGCACGGAAAAGGCAAGGGCAGAGCCCTTGCCCTACGGGCTGAGCGGACAGGGGAAAAATAGAAGACTGGGGGTGGCGCATATTGCGGGGCGAATTGGATTGGGCAAGCGGTTGGACAACGGGCTTATCACAGGATGAGGAGAGAATTTGAAATGAGTATTACGGGATTTCCCACGAGCAGCGATATCTATTTGGAGGTAGACGGCACCAGAGTGGCGGTGGTGCAGAGTTATACGGCGAAGGCCACCAAGACCAGCAGCACGGTGGAGGCCTTTGGAGAGTCGGAGCCGGTGGCTACCATTCCGGGACAGGCCAGCCACACGGTGGAGCTGACAAGACTGTATGCCACCGACGAGGCCATTCAGGACGGCATTGATTTTTATGACATGAGCGGGTTTTCCTTGGTGATTTGCAAGCCGGATCGGAAAATCATCTACTCTGACTGCCAGTGGAGCAGCATTCAGGAGAGCGCGACGCTGGGGAGCATGGTGCTGGAAAAAGTGACACTGGTGGCCTCTAAGCGCATTGAGACGGAGGTATAAACGTGTCGATTTTGGCGGAACGGGACAGAATTTCTTTGGACAACGGGATGGAACTGCGGCTGTTGTCCGCGCTGGAAGTGATGCAGGCGCGGCGGGAGGCGGCGCAGCTGGCTTTAGAGGAGCGGGAACGGGCGTTGTGCTCCAACGCCTGTCTTTTGGCGCGTGCCTTGGAGTGGGCGGAGGACGGACAGGCGGTGTTCCAAGACGGCCGGGCGGTGCTGGCGGGGCTGACCTTGGAGGAGATCGGCGCGCTGGCGAAGAAGTGGTCAGAGCTGCGGCGGGAGAGCGACTTGGGGTTGAATCTCTCGGAGCAGGAGCTGGAAAACGTAAAAAAAAACTCCGCGATGATCAAGCGGAGCGGCTGCGGTGGCGGGTGCTGAGGCAGTTTCAGGCGTTGCCCACGGAACAGCGGGCGCGGGAGATGAAGGATCGGGACTATGTGTGGTGCCTTGTCCATTCTATCCTTGACCGGGAAGAGGAACTGGAACGGCTGTGCCCGGAGTGCCGGGGCGGGGCGATGGAGGAGCGGTGCCCCGCCTGCGGCAAGCCTGTGGGACAGTGGGGAGAGGGGACGGTCAACGCCGGGTTTAACTGGAGCCGATTTGAAAAGCTGAAAGGGGGAGACGGCGGGTGACCGACTATTTGGAAGCATTGGAACAGGGGGACGCGGATGCCCTCTGGCAGGCGGAACAAAGTTTACGAACCGCGCTGGCGGGCGCAGAGCAGCGGTACTTTGCGGAAAACGGGGAAGAGAAACCGGGGGCGGAACGCCTGATAGAGGCCGAAACGGTCTTGGGAAACCAAGACGGCGGTGACGCGGCGGAAGAACTTCTCCCGCAGTCAGACCAGGAAACGGGGGAAGATGAGACGCTGCCCCTGTGGCAGGCGGTGCGGAGCATGGAGACGGCGGAGAACGCTTTTCTGGCGGCGCGGAACCAGACAGGCGGGGAAAAATCGGGACGGCGGTTTTTACTGGGCTTCCCGGCATTGGAAAGCCGGGAAATTGCGGGAAACTGGGTGGAGCGAACGGAAATGAGCGCGGGGGAGAGCTATGCCATGGGACGGTCAGACCGGGGAGAAGATGTTGTCCGGGCGGAACGGGTGGATCAGGCGTTTCGACGGGACAGCAGGAGGTATGACGGGGGGTTTTTCTTGTATTGAGGCGATGGGGGTTGCCCTCTCAGTCTTGCTTCGCAAGACAGCTCCCCCAAAGGGGGAGCCAAGACCGCTGCGGCGGGGTTGCCCTCTCAGTCTCGCTGCGCGAGACAGCTCCCTCTAAGAGGGTGCCAAGACCCTGCGGGGGACGGGGGTTGACCGCTGCGGCGGGGTTGACCTCTCCGCCCGCTGCGGCGGGCACCTCCCCTTTCAGGGGAGGCAGGGGTTGCGGGGGATATGGTTTGTGATTTGAATTTTGAAGATGATAGAGGGAGGGATAATGATGGGATTGTCACCGATGCGGTATAAAAACTATCTTTGGCCACACAATCCAAAGGTCTATTCCATTGATTATGAGCGGAAAATGGCGGTACACAAGACGCCGTTTGGGCTGTATCACTTGCAGGATCTGGGGCGAACCAACCGGATCATGGAGGGTGAGGGAGAATTTGTGGGGGAGGATGCCTATACCCAGTTTGGGCTTTTGGCCAACGTCTTTTATGACAGCGGGCCGGGGCTGCTTGTCCACCCCTTGTGGCAGACGGCCAATGCCTATTTTGTGTCGCTGCGGCTGGAGCAGGAGCCAAGACCGGATTATGTAAAGTATTCCTTTGCTTTTTGGGAGGACGATAGCTGGTATACGGGGTTGGCCTCTATCGCCGGGGAAAGCTTGGAGACGGGCGGCGGGACGGGAAGTTCCTCCGGGGCGGCCTACCACAAGGTGGTCAAGGGGGACACGCTGTGGGCTATCGCGAAAAAATATGGGGTGAGTTTGACGGAGCTGATCGCGCTGAATCCTCAGATCAAAAACCCAAATTTGATCTATGTGGGGGATGAGGTGAGGGTGCGGTGAGAGGGTATGTGCATGATTCCGCCGGGAAGCGGTGGCTGCTGCCGATGCCCACTGCGTGGCAGATGGAGTATACCGCCGGGGTGCCCTGTGACAGTTTTTGGCTGCGGTGCCCCTGGGAGACGGGAAGCGGGACAAGCCCGGCGGACTGGGTGCGGTTCACGGCGGAGCATGAGGGAGAACGGGTGTTCACCGGAGTGGTAGACGAATGTGAGGTGTCCCAGTCTGGCGGAGGCGGGATGCTGGAGCTTTCGGGGCGGGGCATGGCGGCGTTGCTGCTGGACAATGAGGCGTTGGGACAGGACTATTTGACCGCTACCATGGGGGACATTTTGCGGGATCATGTGACACCCTATGGCATTGAGGTGGCACAGGGGGCAAATTTACCGGCGGTGGAGCAATTTTCTGTGTCTACAGGGAGCAGCGAGTGGTCCGTGGTGTATGAATTTGCCCGGTATTACGGCGGTACGGCACCGCGGTTCGACCGGAAGGGGAGATTGGTGCTGACCGGGTGGCAGGACAGCCAGGCGTGGCTGCTGGGGGACGGCGTTCCGGTGACGGAACTGGTGTGCCGGGACAAGCGGTACGGGGTGCTGTCCCAAGTGCTGGTGCGGGATCGGTACAGCGGGGAGACTCAGACGGTGGAAAACAGCACTTTTGCCGCCAACGGGGGACGAGCCAGACAGATCATGACCATGCCGGGGCGGAGCAACTATAAGGCCATGCGGTACACAGGGCAGTTCCAGCTGGACAAGTCGGCCAGCGAACTGGAACGGCTGGAAGTGACGGTGGCACAGCCCTTCTGCGCGTGGCCGGGGGAACTGGTCAGAGTGCAGCGGAGCAATTGGGAACGCAACGGCCTGTTCCGGGTGGCACAGGCGACGGTGGGTATGGACAGCGGCGGATATTGGACAAAATTGGAGCTGGGAGATCGGGATCTGATTGTGTAAACACAAAAACAAACGACCTGCCGGAAGGCGGGTCGCAACAATCACGCGAGGAGAATGGTTATGTGGACATCGGAGCGGGCACGGATGGTGCAGGTGCAGGAGGCACAGGCGGAAGTGGGAGTGGTCACCCTAGGGGGCGACCCGGCCGGAGTGAATTTGGGCGGAGAGCGGCGGTGGCTGCCGGTGTATAGTCCCGGCGGGTACGCTTGGAGACCCACCGCGGGGGACAAAGTGCTGGTGCTGAAAGCCGGAGGGGAGCGGGAATTGCCCTGCATTGTGGGGAAAGCCCAGAAGACCGGGGAACTTCAGGCCGGACAGGTCAGACTGGCGGGCGACGGGACAGGCGCGGTGGTCGTCGGCGGGGACACGGTGGCACTGACAGGGACGGTGGAGCTCAACGGCGAGACGCTGGAGGAATATATACAGAGATTGGTCGCCCAGATGTTGGCGTAAAAGGGGGAATTTGCGTGGAACTGAAAATCGTTGACGGAGAATATGTGGCGGGGGACAACGGCGGCGTAACGGGAACGTCGGGCAGCGGGGCGGTGCTGGCGCGGGTGCTGTTCCGGCTGACGGCGCGGAGAGGTGGAATGCCCTTTTTGCCCAATTTGGGCAGCCGACTGTACCAGCTGCGCCGGGAGAAACCCTCTGTCCGGCAGGCACTGGCCGCCCAGTATGTGGCGGAGGCGTTGGAGGACGAGACGGACATCAAAGTGACCTCGGTGACGCTGGAGGAACAGGGGGAGACCGGGACGCTGACGGTCAAGATGGACTGGCAGGGGGAGAGTTTGGAGGCTGAGGTGACGGTGTGAGGGGGCACTCCCTCAGTCTCGCTGCGCGAGACAGCTCCCTCTAAGAGGGAGCCAAGGACGCTGCGGCGGGTTGCCCTCTCAGTCCCGCTATGCGGGACAGCTCCCCCAAAGGGGGAGCCAAGGACGCTGCGGCGGGTTACCCTCTCAGTCCCGCTGCGCGGGACAGCTCCCCCAAAGGGGGAGCCAAGGACGCTGCGGCGGGTTACCCTCTCAGTCTCGCTGCGCGAGACAGCTCCCCCAGAGGGGGGAGCCAAGGACGCTGCGGCGGGTTACCCTCTCAGTCCCGCTGCGCGGGACAGCTCCCCCAAAGGGGGAGCCAAGGACGCTGCGGCGGGGTTGCCCTCTCAGTCTCGCTGCGCGAGACAGCTCCCCCAAAGGGGGAGCCAAGGCCTTCGGGGGACGGGGGCACGGCGCAAGCCGGGACGGATGGGTTTTGTATATGATATAGAAGGTGAAAGAATTGAAAACTGCGGAAGAAATTTATCAGGAGATGCTGGAGTGCTTTGCGCAGCGGTCTGGCGTGGAGGCGGGGGCGGGATGCGACCTGTCTGTGCGGATGTATGCTTTGGCGGCACAGGTGTGCGCGCTGTATGTACAGGCGGACTGGGTGACCAAGCAGGCGTTTCCGCAAACCGCCCAAGGGGAGTATTTAGACCGCCACGCCCAGTTGCGGGGCTTGGAGCGGAAAAGCGCGGCGGCGGCTGAGGGGATTGTCCGCTTTACGGCGGGGGAGACCAGCACGGAGGCGCGAACCATCCCCCAAGGGACGGTGTGCGTGACGGCGGGGCTGGTGCGCTTTGAGACGGTTCAGGCGGGAACATTGGCGGCGGGAGAACTGACCGTTGATCTGCCGGTACGGGCGGTGGAGGCAGGAACGGCGGGCAATATCGCGGCGGGTGCCATTGTGTCGATGGCGGTGGCTCCGGTGGGGATTTCCGGTTGCACCAATCCTGCCTCTTTCAGCGGCGGCGCGGATCAAGAGGGGGACGAGGAACTGCGGGAACGGGTGTTGGATACCTTCCAGCGGCTGCCCAACGGGGCAAATGCCGCCTTTTATCAGCAGGAGGCACTGTCCTTTGACCAAGTGGCCGGAGCGGCTGTGGTGGCCAGACCCAGAGGGGTGGGGTCGGTAGACGTGGTGGTGTCCACTCTGACGGGGATGCCCAGCCAGCGGCTGCTGGATGAGATCTCCACCTATTTCCAGACCCGGCGGGAGATCGCTGTGGACGTTCAGGTGCGCCAGCCGGAGACGGTGACGGTGGATCTGGCGGTGGAAGTGGCGGCGAAAGAGGGCTGGGAACTGGAACAGGTGCTGGGCAATGTGAGACAGACCCTGACCGGGTGGTTTGACGGAACGCGGCTGGGGCAGAGCGTGCTGCGCTCCCAAGTGGGCGATTTGGTCTATCACTGTGACGGGGTACTCAATTATAACATCACCGCCCCGTCTGGCGACGTGGCGGTGGCGGAAGACGGATTGCCTGTATTGGGGACGCTGAAGGTGGAGGCGATGACGTGAGTTATGCCGATTATTTGAGAGAATTGCTGCGCCCCTTGGGGGTCTATGACCTGAATGGGGCGTTGAACGGCGGGGAACTGGACGCGGAAGGGCTGGCCTTGGATGAAGTAGAGACGCAGTTGGAGGAAATTTTACGAGAAATCGATCTGACAGCGGCGGAAAGCTGGGGATTGGAGCGGTACGCGGGGCTATTTGCCCGGCGTCCCGTGGCGGAGACCCGGGAGGATATGGCTGCCGCGCTGGCCGCGCTGCTGCGCATCGGCGGGGACAGCTTTACCTTGGCGGCTATCAACGACACCATCGCCGGGTGCGGCGTGGCGGCAAAAGTGGAGGAGACGGGGGTGGGGACCGTGGCGGTCTCCTTCCCCGGAGTGGCGGGACAGCCTGCGGGGTTTGCGGGGATCCAAAAGATTTTGGAAGATATTCTGCCGCCCCATTTGGGCATTGACTATCGGTTCTACTATACCACTTGGGCATCCCTAGAGCAGAATCTTAAAAGCTGGGAAGCACTGGAACGCAGAAGCTTAAGCTGGGAGAAGCTGGAGGTGGAATTTGCTTTTTAA